GTAATTCATCAATGGCTTTGTGTATCACTTCCATCATGTCTGTACTCATGGTTACTCCCGATAAAAGATATGACGACCTATCTGCCGTCTAGTGCCAAGGCCGTCAACCCAATAAGGATTAACTTCCTCCCTGTGGTAGTAAACAGGCTATCTCAAGCATCTCTCACCTCGCTCTTAAAGCCTACCTCAATGTGCTTATATCTTCGTACACCCTTACGGTACTTGGGCAAGGCGTAGAACTTGCCATGCTTCTCCCTAACAATGTACTTGCGCTTCTCATCATTAGCGCAGAACACAGCCTCTTCGAGAGCGTCTTCCAAGTTATCGAAGGCAACCATGATTCACCTCGCGGGAAACGGTATGTAGACATTAAACTTCTCGCTCAGGTGCTTGCTTAGAACCTGATGCACCTTATCGTAATCCTCTGTCCCCACGGTAGAGGTTGAGTCTGTGCCAGTTACCGCTTCTTGCACAGGTTTCCATAGGTACTGTTTAACTAATTCTGTAGTCCAAGGAATCTCTGCCTCTTGCTTAAGGGTTTTCTTCATGTCATACCCTGCGTCATTCAAAGCCTCTGATAACATACGGCAGTAGACATGCAGTGCATTGTTCTGTTTGTGGGTTCTAGTCTTTCCTACCTTCCACTTCAAAGTCACATAGCCCTTCGTGTCGTACAGATGCTCTATATGCTTCTTGAACATATCCAAGCTATGCCTATTGTTGACAACCCAAAACTCTCCTTGATCTATAGGACTATCCAAGTTTTGCCACCTCATCCATAGTCATGCCTAGCTGCTCGCAAACATTTCTAAATGTAGACACTAAAACATTCTGCCGCGAGAGTAGGTGAGAATAGTTAGCATGGCTCATACCTATAGCATCAGCCACGGTCTTACGAAGTATCCCAGTCTTCTCGTGGGCTTTCTTAATACAATTCCCCGTGTGCATTAACTTCTCCTAAAAAAGGGGGCTTGCGCCCCCGTCAAACTAAAAAGGAATATCTTCGCTTGATACTGTTTCTTGCTTCTCTTGAGGAACGAAGTCATCCACTGAGATGCTAAGGAAAGGATTGCCTGCCTTGGACATTTTAATCCAACCTGCAATCTTGAACTCAGAACCCTTGTAGTTGAAATTACCTTTGTAATCAGGCGCTTTCTCGTTAGTCTTATCAGTCTGCTTGAACAGCACACCACGGTTAGTATTGTCGTAATCCATAAGTCCTCCTATTGGAAAAATTTTTCTACATTCTCTTCGATCAGTTTCACAGCTTTAGAAACACATGCTTCTAACTCTGCAATGTAATCCTCGTCTCGCTCTACACGAACGATCAGAGGTTTCATGTTGGGATGGTAGGACATAAAATCCCACCACTCCCGTCCGGTTATCCATAGACAACCCATGACCTGCTGCTTGTACTTGGAGGGGAGTTTGTCCCCTCTCAGGTACTCAACGTGTGTGGCAGGAGCGGGGCATTTAATCTCTAATCCCCCGTCCTCGCCTATCAGTCCATCAGGACTTGCACCTGCCTCGAGGGTGTCATGTAGGCAGAACCCTACCTGCTGCACCTCAGAGCCAGTAATAAACTCATACAGCTGTCTCGCGTCAGGCTCTAACTCTGTCCCTCTAATCATGTGTTCGTTCTGGTAGAAGGGCGTAGTCTCTCCGGTAAGCTTCTCTGCCACCAGTTGATTAATATACGAGTCAGCCTGAGTAGACCACTTGCCTTGGGTCGTAATGATCTTGGCGTACATTGACGCTGAAGGAATGCCTAGCCTCGAGGCTAACCACTCGTCTGTACCCTGCTCACAGTTAATGCAGCGCATCTTTAGCCTCCAAGATTTCAAACTCAATCAAGGACACAATTTTAGAAACTTTGTCCGAAATATCAGAGTTGAGGATTGCAGACACTTCACGTTTTAGCTCGCGGTTCTTTTCTAGCTCAAGCTGCTCCTCCTCATCAAGAGCCTGTTCCTGAGCGGAGAGATAGCGGTTTAGGTCTACCATTACTGGGTCGCTCATAAAGCCTCCGCTTTCTTATCAAGGATTTCCTTGGCCATATCAAACTTGTTCGCATCTAATTCAGATACAGACTCGCACTTAAAAGTTTTGCAGAACCTTTGTAGGTCTGACTCTGTTTTCTCAATCAGATCAGAGATAACTTTGGCCTGAGCCTTGGTGATAGTTTTAGCTTGTGCTATAGGCGCGGCCTGTGTCGCAGCGTTACCATCGTCATCCTCTGAGGGAATCCCTGCGATAGACTGTAGTGCGTAGCGTCTCGCGTAGGTGATAGCTGAACCCGCTGCCTGTGCATCCATCTTCCCCAAGGGGATGAAGTAGTCCTGCTCTAACCACTCGCCTGACGAGTGCATGAGGCGGGTAGTAACACCGACTGAGTTTTCTCCAGTAACAGGGAATTGCACATAGCTAAGTCCATGCTTGGCAAAGGGAGGCTTGACTGCATCGATGACATCCCCCAAGTCGGCGTATTTAGATTTGAAGAATGGGTTGGAAGCTGATTTCGTTGCCGCACCCATATCGCCCTGTGCCGCCGCCATTGCTCCGGCTAGGTTCTTAATTGATTCTGACTGCTTCATACTGTTGCCCCTTGTGTTTCCCATAGGTGAATGATCTGTGCATCTTTTGCGTAATCTTTCTCGAACTTCTTCAAAGCTGACACAGCTATCTCCACGTTCTGATCTAATACATACCGCGCATAGTCGCGCAGTGTAGTGTTAGCCTGTTCGTGAAACATAGCTATGTCGGAGATGTTGCCTGAGTGTAGCGATTTGATTAGGTCAACCGCGAATGTCTCGCAGTAGGCCTGTGTGTGTAGCGCCTCAATCAGGAAGTCGAACCCTGACTCGCGGACTACGATTGATACGAATTCATCCACGAGGGAATCAGGTAGGTCTAGCTGACCTTCGTGAATCCAAGTGAATACATCTTCGCGGTTTAGAAATGACTCGATGGTTTGTATTTTCATAATATCCCCTCCCAAGGAATAACTGTACTCTAAAACATAAACTTGTCGCGGTCAACATTATCATCAAAATAAAAATGCACCGGCCTATCTTCCTGCTCGGTTACCTGTAAGCTGTTGGAATGAAAGTAAAAATTGTATCTTCCCTCCCAACTACCATGCCTTTGTTTCGCTACCACGATGTACTGGTCGTAACTTTTTTCTAAGTATTCCTGCTGCTTTTCGTCTAGCTCTACCAGTTTGGATAGCTCTTTCAGCTTGTGTCTTTTCTGATTGGCGGCAATCACTAGCACGTTGTCCGCGAGGTCTGAGATAGTAGACGCGCCCCGAATGTCATGCTTATCACCTATGTAATCATCCCCTGCTTGCTGAGGCTTTCGTAGGTGAGCGATGAGCATTACATGAATACCCAGAGTCTTACACGCATGCTGTAGTCGGTTGATGAAATCAGTCTCACCGTTGCGGTCGTCAAACTTAATCCCGCACTTGGTAAGGGAGTCTATGACCATAAACTTAACCCCTAACTCCTTCGCGCAGTAGTGGACTACCGCGAGGATTCTGGCGCTCTCCACTGTGTCCAGTTGGTCGTAAATTACTATGTTCTTGTCCACAAAATCCGCGAACTGGTTGATAAAATCCTCAGTAGGCTCGCCGTCCTTAGCCCCCGCAGACTGTAGGCACATCCGCCATAGTGTTTCGGAGGGTTTCATCTCGAGTGACGCAATGCAAACCTTGGAATGCTTCGCGAGCTTCAAGCAAAGCTGTCCAACAAGAATCGATTTCTTCGCGCCATTAGCTCCTGCCACGATGGTTAGCTCGCCCTCCCTCAAGCGAAACGTGTCGTATGTCTTAGGCCAAGGCAGCTTAGCTCCCCATATTTTCTCGCCCTTCGATCTTTCAATCACATCTTCCCGCCAGTGTCCGGCAGATTTAACTTGCTGCGCCTCCATCATCGAGGTGAGCTCGATGTATTTGTCTAGCTCCAGTCCTTCGGGTATTTTCACAGCTCAATCTCCCACGAGGCGGTCGGCTTTTCTTTTGCTAACTGTTCCTTCCTGCGGCCTTCCCATGTTCTAACTGTAGCCTTCCAAGATTTCATTTTATTTGTCCCCACAATCCATCCCCTTGATTCGTACCAGTCCACAAATCTCTCAGCATCTAAACCATTCCCTCGCTCCTCACAGTAGGCCTTCACCTGCTCCACTGTTGGTGGCTTAAATATATTTGTTTCTTGTTTATTGTTTAGTTGTTGTCGCTTTGTTTGTCGTTTGCTTGTCGTTTGCTTGTCGCTGTCCTGATACTGGCAGTAGTTAGTTATTGATATGATTGAGTATTTACTGAAATTCTGCTTGTCAATTTGGTGACAGTTTTCGAACCGTTTGATTGTCGTTCTTAAACGCCTCACTGATATGCCTAGTCTGGCACTCACTGAGTTAAGGCCGAAAACTATCTGTCCTCTCTTTAAATTCAATGGCTTACCGTTAAATGAGACGGTCTTATCCTCCACCGCAGCACCCATCAGGAGGTAGAGCCAAAGCTTCAGCGCCTCGGGGTCGTCCCAAACAAACGAGTCTTGTATCTTGCGGTCTAATCTAATCCACCCGATCATATCTCAACCCCTGCCGCATCTAGCACGGCCTGAGCCTTATAGATTGCCTTGCGGTCTTCAGGGGTAGGGTTTAGATTCCCCTCGCTTGCCCATACCTGCACCAATTCCATCAGGCATTTAGCTGAGTCTATCTCCTCGCGGGTAGCCTTGTTAAACTCCGGCTTATACCCGTCCTCGGGGTAAATATCTGGCCACGATAATGACGCAGCCGATAGAATCACCTCTGCGGTACATCCTGCGAAACAGTGAATAAGAATCTTACCGTTGTCTAAGTGTTTGATACTTAAAGAATTAGACCCGTCATCGTGGGCAGGGCATTTCGCCATTGCCTTGTCGCCAGATTGCCTGACATCCTCGAGCCTTGATAATACTTTGCTATAGTCTGACATGATTTTCCCTTTGTGTTTTCAAAGGGATAGGGTATTCTACGCATAGCCGCGCAGTTTCCCCTCCCCTTGTGTCTGCGTGGTTAGCCCCCTTCGGGGGGCGTTTCTAACAATTCACCCCAACGGGTAAGCCCTGCATACTCTAGCCTTTTCGGATTTCGCATTTTCCTTAAGGCCTTGCCGTATATTTGCCTCACCCTCTCCTTACTCACCCCGTACACATTGCCTATTGCCTCCCATTTATGTTCCTCCCCCTCGAAACCGAGCCGTAGCGATACGACCTCCGCCTCTCTTTTGGTTAGCATCCCCAACATACTGCCTACTGCCTCGCGCTTTGCCCCTATCTCCATAATTTGGGCAGGGTCTAGCGTGTCCTCCTCGAGGCGCACTAGCTCGTTAGCGTTTGCCTGTATAGTTTTTTTGTTGGTCTTTAGCGGCTCGATTATCTGAGCCTCGGGGTATAATTCGTGCGGCATGAGATTAAAAAAATCACATAGCCTCATAAAACACTTACGATACTCCCCGCGAAAATCGTACACGCTTTCCTGCAAGTTTAAATATCTGCAAGCCTGAGTATAAGTAATCCCCGCCTGCCTTGATAACTCAGCAGCGGAAGCAATCCCCTTCCGATCCATAGCACTAGCTAATAGATTATTTTTAACCTTTATCTCTACCCTATAATCCTTCATCAAACCCTCCCCTCGCTCAGGCCTTCACAGCGGCGATCTGAGCGATGTTAATTATACCCCTTGTGTTGGTATTAGTTTCCCATTTAAATCGCTTACACGCGAGCTGTTAAGCCTTCACGATGGATATTTCAGCTTGCATGTAGGCTGTCGCAATATCCTCACACTCTTTTTGGAGTAATCGCATACCATTATCGCGGTATTCTCTCTCTACCAGAAAGGATTTATCCTTTGCATGCTCGCGAATGTAAGCTTGCTTCGCTTGCTCGGCTTGCTCCTCGGTCTGATAACCCAAACCGAATAAGCCGTTCTTTCCCTTTAATCTGTACATACTATGCCTAGCCCCTTATAGTCTGGATGTCCCGCCTCCCCTTCACTGGTTCGGCTACCACCTGTAGCGTACCACAGGCAAACCGACTCGGTATAGTATTCCTCGGCGTTTATTTCATCCTCGTAATCCCATTGCCCCGCGAGCAGTAATAAACCCGCGAGAGTTAGCATTGCCAGTGATTCCTTAAGCATGATCGTCCTCCAGTTTTGGGTAAACATTGAGCGCGTACTCCTGCGCCTCCTCTATTTCCTTCGGTGTGCATAGCTGCGCTAGGTCATCGACTAGCTGTAAACTATCCGCCAGTCTGTGTTTTGGCGCTGTCAACGCGAGCATAAGCGCGTTAGTTAAGGCTTGTTGGTGATTCATTTTACTTGCTCCGGCAATTCATCAAAGACCGCATAAGCTTCGCCGAACGATTCCGCGATCTTGGTAAACTTTTCCGCATAAGTTTCGCCATAAACCTCTGGCTTATCCCAAAACCCTGCGCCGTGGCCGTTGCGAGTAAGCCAGAAATCATGGCCCGCTTGCTCTATATTGTCCGGTGATAGGTAACACACAATGCGGCTATAGAATGCCAGACAATCGATTATAGACTCGCGGAGGAATTCCTCGTCTATTTCTGCGCCAATTGGCGGCTGCCCCTCCTCGCCCAATTCTGTAAAGTCTACCGCTTCAAGGTACGCGGCGATAAATTGAGACTCTTTCTTATTGGTTTCTATTATGTGCATTTTATTTTCCCCTTAAGTGATTGATTAGCGATAGGCATAATTCTATATCGCGAGCAGCCCCTTCCTGTCCGGCTTCTGTTAAATCTGGAAGTAGCGTTGTTTCTAGCCATGCGGTATAGGCATTGATTTCGGATTCAGTCCACATAAAATTCCCCTCAAGTGTTTGATTGTGTTATGATTAGCTGTACTTTATATGTTCTGCTATTTGCTCATCTAGTAACGGTTTGACCGATTCGGATATAAATTTTGCCCCGTCTGGCGTTTCATTAGGTAAGGCCGCCAATAGCCCCTTGAGCGCTTCAGAGTGACTAACAGTCATATAGGCCGCCAATTCTGCATAGTGACATAGAGTCTCGTATAGCCCCTCATCATTGTTTAGCCATAAGGCCACGTTCCAATCATTCTTATTTGCATAACCTTTGAATGTTTCTTTTGTCATTGTCTTTCCCCTTGTAAGTAATGCCCCGCCGAAACGGGGCGATTGATTAGATCATGCTATCGAGTCTTTCTTCCAATTCCGCTTTGCTCGAGCAATAGATTTCATTAAGCCAGTCCGCCCCTTCAATCCAATAGCCGATGTCCCTACCGACTCGATCTATTTCTATCGTCAATCCTAGCTTTGCCGCTTTGCGTCTTAGCTTGGCAAGTGATATAGGGTTGCTTTGGTTTAGCGTGTTACTTAAAAGCTTCTCGAGTTTCATGATATTCCCCTCGGTAATGCGCCCCGTAGGGCGCGTATTGTTTAAAGTCTATTATCTTGCATAGCTTCCGCTAGTGTTTCGCAATAATTACCGCTTTCAAAGAATGGCGCATCGCCCGATCTAGAAGGATCAATTGCTCGCCAGACAACGAACGGGTGTAGCGAGTGTTCGCGCTTTACTATTGCCATCGCGGATGGATAGCTAAACGAGTCACCGTTCGAATTCTTAACTAGGTCAATTAACTGGCCGTTTACTTGTTCTAATGCTTTGCTTAAATCCATTGCGTGATTCCCCTTAAGTGATGCGCTGCACCGTTGCCGCGCTTTCGTAAAGTACATTGCATGCGCCGTGCCAAGTCCTGCCAACAATCGAAAACAATTTTAAAACTTCAATGATTACAACGCGTTGCGGATGAAAATAAATTCACCGGATTGTTTTACTGTATAAATACACAGTGTTCAAAAGTGTTACTGTGTTACCGTAAAGTGTTACCGTGTTACCGTGAAAGTGTTACCGGTAACAGATTGGGTTGGGGGTTGGGTGTAGGGTATTGGCTGCCTATCAATCCCTCACATTTAGCGAATCTCGCCAATAGTTAGCGAATC